GCAGCAGATCAATGCTATCGTGAGCCGTATCGATAAGGCGGAGGATGATTTGGGAATCATAGACCATACCATCAAGACCGCCGGTTGGATCACCACGGCAGACGGCAACAAGCTATGGGCTACCATTGACCGGGTGGATGTCCTTGGCAATCGTGTCACCACGCACGAGAGCAGCTTTCACGTGACGGCACAACAAATCAATGCCATTGTTAGCCGGGTGGATACGATAGACGGAACCATCAGCAATGCTGGGTGGATTACTACTGCAGACGGCAATAAGTTATGGGCGAGCAAGACGCTTGAGAATGGTGATACGATTGTTTCCTATATCAACCAAGCGGCGGACTCCGTGACAATAAACGCCAAGCATATCAAGCTGGAGGGGCTTGTAACTGCGAATGGTAACGTACAATTCACCACGGATGGAAAGATAATCGCCAAGAACGGCGAGTTCAGCGGAACGGTTGTCGGTGTGTCGGGTTCCTTCAAATCCTTAAACTGCGTGAATAATAGCGGGGATATTGTCGGAGGCATCTCCTTTGGCAGTGATGGAAAGATGTGGTTTAACGGTGACCTGTATCATCAGGGCTATGACTATGACAAAAAACGTTCTTTCCGTTTCTATACCTCCGATGTTTGGTGTCGTGGTAATTTCGGGGCAAGGCAACGCAATACACTGGTGGTATATGGCAGTTATGGTTACTATTACGTAAATGGTTTGGATACGGAAACCGGTAAGGTATATGTCTCCCTACCCTCGGCCACGTCATCCAATAACGAGACCTATTATACCATTCCGTTATACGGAACCACCGGGGATGCTTCCGGTTTCCCTGTTGACTTGGTGATCATAAAGGTTTCAGGGACGTACCGGTATTTATTGAGCGGGATGAAAAGCCAGCGGGTAACGGTCATGAATGCGAATAATCAAAATAGTGAAATTTATATCTACTCGAATGGCAATAAGGTAAAATGGCCGGGCGGTACTATCGCTGATTGTAGGAATATAGCGGATTTCATGAGTCCTTCACCGGCTTCTAACTTATTAGGCAGAGGATGGATAGTGGGCGCAATGAATGATAATAACTGGTAATAATAAAAAGGAGGTATTTATGAAAGTGAATTTGAATGTTCCCTTTATGAATTATAAGGGGTTGGTGATCACGAAAAAGGTAGAGGGTACGGATGTGGAACAGGAGCAGCTGATGAAAGATGTCATTGCTCCGATCCTATTCAGTGGGGAGTGGAGAGATGAGAGGGTGAATGCTTTGAGTGGTGATGAAAAAATCCGTGCTTATAGCTTGAGCCTTAAGATCTATCAATCCACCGGAGATATCGAAATCTCAGCGGAGGAGGCTCTAATGATAAAAGAAGCCGCATTGGTTTTGAGCCCCGGCGGTTACGCACAAATTGTCAAATTGATAGACGGATAAGTTATGGTACTGACAGAAGCTCAATTGCAGGAAATCGCTAAACGTGTGCGTGCGATCATCCGAGCCGAATCCAAAGGCGTGGGTGATCTACCGGTGGCCACCTCGTTGGACGGGCTTCTCTCGCTTCCGGCTTTGCGCTTTAACGGTGGCGTGCCGGAAGTAGTAGAGGCTCCTATCTCCAAATTGCAGGACGTGGCATTGGATGCGGTCAGCGGGGCAACGAAAGCCGCCAATGAAGCCGCAGTAAAAGCCAACACGTCTGCAGGTAATGCAGATAAGGCAACCACAGCGGCCAATAACGCTGCCAAAAGTGCCAATGATGCCGCCGGTACTGCCGGAGCAGCTACCGAAGCGGCAAAGAAAGCCACGGACGCAGCCAACGGAGCTGCCTCCAATGCCACGAATGCCGCCACGAAAGCGTCCTCCGCAGCTGATACGGCGAATAAGGAGGCCAGCTCTGTAAATGCGGCCAAATCGGAAGCTCTTGCCGCTGCCGCCCGTGCGAGCAGTACGGCCACCACTGCAGAGGCCGAAATCGAGAAAATGAAGCAGCTGCAGGAGTCCATATCAGGTGCTGCTTCATTGGCTCCCACGAGAATGGAACTGACCTACACGAAACGCATCACCCAGCGTAATCCTTACGTTCAGCGTATCGTGGCCAAGATGTTCCCCTCGTACTCCCTGCAGAATGTTTTGTTCTTGGGTGATGACGTGGCCGTGAGCGTGGATCCCGCCGGTGTCGTTACTCCACTCAAGAACGGAACGAGCCGGATCCACGTGATCCCGACACAGGCCACCCACTTGTACAAGACCATAAACGTGACGGTTCAGGCTCCGTCCGTCCGCCTTACCGGAGGCGGTAAAATCCGGATTGACAGTAAAGGCAGAATACGTTTAACTTAAAAACTTGATAAATATGACAAGCGATCAGGAAACCCGTGTGTTAGCGATGCTTTCGGCTTTTGAAGCCGGAAAGAAGATCAGCGAACTCGATACTGCCTCCGGCAGCGTGAGCGATATGCGCATCGAGGTGCTGGACACGGACGGAGAGTCCAAAGTTATGAATTTGTCCGAGGCGGTTACCACCGCCGCAAACGCCGTTTGTGGACGTTATTGGAATGAATCGAATTCCACGTACCGGGCTGCCGGTTATCACGGCAGCCTCGATATGCTCCGCAAGCTGCCAGAGCTGTTGGGACTTGGTTGTTACCTCGTTCAGGATGACCGTACCCGGCGCAAGCTGGATCCCACGAACCACTACCGTTTCGAGGACGGCACACCGGCGAAGCTGGACGGCACGATGGGACAGTATATGTGGTGTTGGAATATTGGTTTTTATTTTGCCGAGTGGAAAGTGGGTAATTTGAAATATTATGCCGTTTCCCTTTCTCCCATCAAAGGCAAACAGTGCGTGTATATTCCCGCCGGTGGCCTTTCCGCCCTCGGTGGTGGCGTGATGGACAGGACGAACAATATCCTTTGTTCGGTTGTGAGTGATGCCGCCCAATATCGTGGTGGAAACAATGATGCAAGCCGGGACGGGACTTACCGCACGCAGTTGGGGATGGTTGCAACCAATATGCAGTACCGTAATTTTTCAACTTATGCCCGCAAGCGTGGCGAGGGTTGGGATGCCAACTGGTACGTGGCTCAGGCGGTGGTTGAAATTCTTTTCATGATCATATTCGGAACCCGCAATATGCAGGAGGCCGTGATTGCTGAAAAGGACAGCAACGGTTTGTATCAGGGTGGCCTCGGATCCGGAACCACCAATATGCCGAATTGGGATCAGTGGGGTTATTACCCGGTTGTTCCGACCTCTGCCGGTATCGAGCTGGGTGACGGTTGCGGTGAAACCACGTTTAACGTGCTAAAGGAGGACGGCTCGTTGCATTATGCAGCAAAGGTTCCGGTGTTCTTCGGCCTGAAACATCCTTTCGGTCATATTTGGAAGATTGTCCGGGGGCTTATCGATAACGTGGGTGATGAGAAATCTGAGGTCTATGTTGCCCCGTCCCTTTATGCCGGTTATGATGACAATTCGATTTCCGGCCTTATCAAGGTTTGCGAGGTTCCGAGAACCAGCGGTTATATCAAACAGAAAAGTTACTACTTGCTTTGCGCCATGCCGACCGAAATCGGAGCGACCGCCTCGACTTATTTCTGTGACTATTTTTGGGAGAATTCAGCATCATCCAAAGGGCTTCGTGTCCGCCTCTCCGGTGC